AATAAAATTTCAAATCAGTACCATCTGTCTTGGCCTTAAAGTTTAATTCTTCGGCATTAGCACTAGCTTGCATTTTTAGTCTCTGTATAGACGCAACAGTCGGCTCAAATTCAAAATTCCAGTTAACTGGTTTCATTTTAACATTTTTTAACTTTTCGTTAATAACTTCAGTTGCCATAAAACGATAACTATTTTTAAAATCGCCAGTGGCATTTTCAAATGTTAGTTGATCTAATGCACCTGTGTCCTTGCGTGTAATAGCAAGTTTGGCATTTTCTCTGTAGGGCTCTAAATTTAATAAAATTTTCAATTTACTTAAATTTGGCATACCAAAAGTGCCGATAAAGTCTGCCACGGGGCCAGCAAATGTTCCATCGACAATAACACTACGGTCTTCAGATATTCCTGCAATTGCGGTAGATTTATCATCACCAGTAATTTTAACTAGGTCAATGCAACCTAAGTCGTAAGTGTGTTCTACTAAGTCTAGTAAGTGATCTCTCATGTAATTCTCCTTATTTGTTTATTGTACAGGGTTTATTTAGATTTTGCAACTACTTTGGTAATATTTTTGCTAGGGTTTGCCCACCTTTTAACGAATCCAGCTCACCGGGTTTTCGTATTTCAATCCAGGTGCTCGGACCGTCGTCGTTCCAGGAATAGGTAATTTCGTAACCTACAGTTGAAATTAATTCTCGAATAATATGTCCTGGAGTATAACAACAATAATGGTTTTCAACTAATTCAACTGCACTACGACGATCACAGTCATTAAAGGTAAACACAAAAATACCACCTGGTTTAAGTTTTTGATATATTTCTTCTAAATATTTTTTAATTATTTCTAATGGTCTAAAATTAAAATAATTGTAAGCAAGACAGATACCAAATTGTTCGTTGGGTAATTTATTTAATATTCCAGCGTCAAGATCTTCTTTAACAACATACAGTCTCAGTCGATTTTGGTATTGTTTATTAAATCGATCCATGGCAGGTCGTAAAAAATCATAGGATAGATCTACAATGTAAAGAGGATCGTAGGCTACCATATCTTCAATAAATGTTTCTAGGCCGGGTCGAATGATCATTGCTGGATATTTCCAGTTAGCATATTGATTCAGTTTTGCACGGAACGGAGTTGAATCTACTGAATTATCTTTGCGGGTAGTAAGGATAGTATTAACATAATCTACTTCTCCTTTGTCGTACATATTATACCCTTCTTGGATCCATGGCCGTTCTGCCTCTTCAATTTTTACTTGTAGTTGGGTTTTTAAATTATTAAGGTCTGTTTCAAAATTAATGAATGCCTGTTGTATAGTTGCATATTGTTGATCAAGATCATGGGTAACTAAACTCATCAACTCAGGTTCGGTGTCAACAAGATGTAATACTTTATCAAGCTCAACATTGGCTGTTTCCAATACCGATGTCGCCGATAACGCATTTAACTGATTACGATAATTAATAAGGTTGCTAAGTTTCATATTACCACTCGAACAATGTTTGAAAAATATTTTTAGTGTTAGTAGCACTGGCCAAGTCCCATTCTAATACACTTAATAAATTGTCTAGCTTTTGATCAACTACAGTGGCTTCCATTTCGGTGTCATCAAACGGCAACTCTTTAAACCATTGTGGCAAATGTGTTTCGTCAGTAGGGTAACCAATGCTAGTCCAGCCAAGTGGATTAGATTTTAGTTTACATACAATTGTTTTCATGCCATCAACAATCTGTAAACTATATTTGTCGCCATTCATCCTGCGAAGATTATTCCAATTAAGTGCAGCACGGACATGTCCTGGCATATTGGCTTTGCCTAATCTTTCTTCTTCCTTACCATATTTGGTTAAGTTGTTTACACGCTTAGGACTACCCTTCTCCCAACCCGGCCTCTCTTTAAAAATATACTTAAATTCGCGGATCTTTTCAATAACCTGATCTCTGGTGGAGCCTGTGAGTACCTCGTCGAGAATCTCGCTTAAAAATTCTTGAATAACCTTGGGAGTATCTGATCTTTTTAAATCAAGGCCCATGGCTTTTACTTTACCAGGACTACCGTGGGTATCTACACGCTTATTTTCTTTATCATAATACAATACAGCATACCGCTTCTTGGTAATAAACAGCCCTTTACTTGCGACAATCTCTCGCCCACCTTTGATCACTTCGCCCATTTCTCTAGGTACATGAAATGCTTGTTCCATAAATCCTGGAAAGCTATCATTAACTTGGTCGGCAATAGAGTTATATAATTGTACCGCAATTTCTTTCGACCAAGACATTGTACCAGCTTCGATTTCTTTTTGCAACACAGGGTATGCAGTGAAATAACACGAGTCGGTATTATGCACCAATATGTCATTGGCAAAAAAATAAGGATCTTGATCTTCTATACTGAGATCATACACATAGTCATCCACCTCACCGAGACAATCAATACTTTTTACGGTTGTTCTTGTAATATCCATTCTGCTACCTTATTAATTGTTCCAACTTTATCATTTCGAAATTCTGTTTCCCAAACCACTAGGGTTTTGAATTCCAAATCCTGTGCTGTTTGTAATTTTAACACATTCTGGCGCCATATATCAACCGCCGGGACACCTCTTATTGTAGCGGTGCCAGCATAAATGTTGGGATTAGCATGCCAGTAATCACCATTGAATTCAATAATGCAATTGCCGTGTTTTATATCATATACAACATAGGTATTCAATAAATGAGACCATTTGCCAAATGGTCGTTTAGCTGAGGTATAGTCAAGTGGTCCTACTTTATCTTCAAGCATGTTTGTAAATTCTTCTTCAAGATTACTAATATATCTTCTTCCAGAATTTTCTCTCGACAAGATAATGTCTACCGCCTCGTCCAAGGTAATTCCTAATTTTTCAGAAATACTCACCGGGTCGTGTGGGTTTTTCTTTTTCTTGTTAACCTCAATATATTTTTTAACGCCAATGATTGCACCGTACTTTTCAATAAAATATTCTTTGGTATTGGTATATCCTTGTCGTTCGCAATATTCTTGCCATTTAGCAACTCCAATTTCTTCACCATGTCGTTTGATCATGTTTGCAATGGTTACTGCTCTTGATGAATTGTACTCGTCAAACTGTTCACGGGTCCAACCGTATTTTTCATGTTTGTATTCAAAAGTATTAGTGGTTGCCTGCGCATCACAATACTCATTCCATCGTTTTTGACCTTCCACAGCACCATACTTTTTGACAGCCGAGTCAAGTGTAAACCCGTATTTTTTCTTTAATTCTGGATCTATTATCTCACTACCGGGGTGTGCGGACATATACTCATTACCGTTTTTGAATTTTCCGGTACATTTGTATTTGAAGTGTGTCCACTGTAATCTTGGGGCTGAATACCCGCACTCTAAACATGTTGGCATATGATGATACTCCTATCTTCATAGTATTTATGTATTCAGACTGATAATTAAATCTTTACCCAAGATGTCATTGGGTTTTACTTCCATTAGGAATCCGTCACGATCTACCATTATACTATGATCTTCGGTTACAGTGACTGACTTATTATTTTCTAGCGTAATTTTGTACAGTTTCTTTTTTGTTTTGTGTCGCATTACGTACGATATATTGCTCATTATAGGAGAATCTTCATACGCATTAAATCCCACAACTTTGGCCAATGCTCCAGTAGCATATTCCTTGTCACCAATAATACAATGTTCAGGAGTCTGTCTAAATAATTCTTCAATAGCTATTTCTCCAGAATCAGTCTTAATAAGAGTATTGCCGGTTACACTGTCACCGTAAATAATTGATTCGCCTACATGGTCATACTTGCCAGTGATACATTCATTTACATAGGCGTCCATGTGCTTGGCGATAGCACGACCGGTTAGTGTGGTAGATTGTCCAATGCGCTTATCAAAAAAGCGGCAACCAGGGTTAAGGATAGCACCATAGAGACTGTTAAGGTTAATCTTTTTAACGAGTTGTCGTTTATCCCAATATTCTTCGTCTTCTGCATTTTTACATTCTTTAAGTTTGGACTGCATTTCTTTCCGCTCGGCGTACCAGCGTTTTAACAATCCCGGAATAATTGCTTCTTTTTCATAGGTAAAGATTGTACCGTTGGCACTAAGCATCCATGGTTGGTTAGAATCAAAAATCATCTTCCAAACTTCTGCCGCACTGTGTACAGAATCTTCACCACCTTGCCAATCTACTGTAATCTCTGTGCCGCGCTCACTGGCCATTACAGCTTCATATTCTAATGATCCAAACAGGCCTTCCCACGCTGCGGCAAAACTACTTCCACTACGCATCTTATCGGCAATATAACGATCGGTCATTGTAGGACGGAGTTGCCCCACAATAGTTTCTGGACCCATATTAAGCGCACGAATAGCACTTGGATATAGTGAGTTAATATCAATTGATCCTACATACTCATGTATACCCTTGCGTGGATAAGCAACATAGGCACCGGCCGCTTGTGTATCTTCATCCGAATAGCGTTCCTTACGATTAGGAACAACCATACTACGCTCGTGTGCCTCATTGATAATGGCCTGTTCTGTCACAGCCACGGCACCCATAGTAGTTTGCAATAGCACAGTATTTTCATGTGCCAAGGTGTTGGCTAGATCTAAAAATTTTAGTTTCTTATCTAACTTGGCAAGAATCATTGTATCTTGTCGATTATACTCAATAAATGTTTTAAAGTTTTGATTGTATAATTGATCCAGTGTGCCTTCGAACACTGTTTTAGTTTCTTGTAGTTCATATTCAGCAATGGCATCTAAACTGTAACTATGGCGTTCTTCATATGTATATTTTCGATACAATTGCATATAATCCATATGTACACGACCAATCAAATCGTAAGTTTCGTTTTCTGCACCAAAGCGTTCAAATGTACGCTTCTTGGGATATTGATTCCATAAGCAAAACCTGCGGGTATCATCTTTACTTAGTATACGAGTTACACGGTTGACAGTGTACGGTATATCAAATCCTTCTGAGTTCCAACCCGACAATGCATCTGCATCTTCGATTAAGTCTAGGAATGTTTTTAACAGTTCTCCTTCTTCAGTGAATATGATTGTGTTTTCAAACTCGTTGGCAATTTCTTGAGCTGTTTCTTTGCTCATATGCTTAGGTGGAATTACCAAGGTGACCATTTGCTCTAACCACTGTAGGTAAACTGAAATGGCAGTGATAGCATTAAATGGATCCTCTGGGCGGCTAAATCCGCGCTCAGGATCAAAGTCCACCTCAATGTCAAAGAACGCTACATTAAGTTTTGGACCGTCTTGCCCTTTGTAGTTTTCTTCAAGGCACCGAAATACAGGATTGATATCAGATTCAAATAATTTCTTGCCTGATTGTATCCTAAGTTCTTTGCGGAATTCTTTATTGTTACGTGAGCTAAAACGACTTACCGGTGTGCCAAATATACTTTGAAACTTGCCACGAGGGTCTTCATAATAGAATACAAAATTTGCAGGGTATTCTTTGTATACCCGCTCACCGTCTCGGCGCTCAACTACATGGATACGATCGTGTTCACGATCAAAAAGTGCATCTACAAAACTCATTCTTCTCCTTGTGGCTTATGGCCCACTGACCTTGATTCATGTTCGTAACGTGAGCGACTCGCTGTTGTAAAACAATATTTATAGTGTCTTACCTACTTGTGTAAGTATTTGCTCGAGCAAACTGTGATCATCCTGCTCACGGCCAAATTCTGATTTATGTGCCAGGCGGATTGCTTTTTTGAGGATAGATGGTTTAATGTTGAGTTCTTCCGAAATTGCTTTTACGGTATCAGTTAATCCACCTTGAAGAGTTTCGATTTCCATTGTGACTTGAATTCCCTCATTTATGATTTGATTAAGTTTTTTGGTCTCTTCTGCTGTAAAAATACGGTCTGACATATAAATCTCCTAAGTAAGTCTTACTATTATACAGTATTATTTTAGAAAGTCAATGATATTTTAGTAAAGTTACTTTTTGGGATTCCGGTAGCGAATCGGATGACCCAGGGTAGTAACCACCCAGCCTCGCAACTAGTGCGGTCCTAAGGCTATTCTTTAAACAGGTGAGTAAGGAAGGACTGGTCGATCCTCCTCACCTTGTTGTTCTGGGTATACTGGGTATTCGTTCATAACTCTACTTACCATCCACTTGAAGTTGGCTACCATTATTGAAACTAGGACTAAAAGGACTTTGGGCAACACGCCCACCTTTGCTTTGGCTCCAGGCATAGCCAGCACGATGACCCGAACAGTCTTTGGTGCATGGCGATCCTAAGAAGCTGAGTTCATCTAACTGTGCCGCTTCTTTGTCCATAAAGGTTGATGCAAATACATGGCATAGTTCGTGTATCTTTGGATTGTCGGACACTTCAACCTTGAACTTGGCCTGCTCTGCATGTTGGGTGGGATCTTCATAGCCAGCATAGACTAAGTCTACACCTGTATCATTAATTAAGTCTGTGCAACTTTCACTGTAGCGGTCATCCATTTTTTCACTACATGGACTACAGGTTGTAATAATAATACTGCCGGCTGGAATACGGCCACCACGACTATGATATGCATCTATTGCCGCCCTCTCGGCATGCACCCACTTGCCATCTTCATTATAACTAGTAGCCGCAACACAGTTGTCGTCGGGATCTAATACAGCAGCGGCCACCATGCCATAATGGTCAGGGTCTTTCTTCTGACCGTCAACCACCATAGCACATAAACGAACTAGAATTTCGTCAAGGTGTTCTTGGCTGGCTCGTTTAAATTCACCAAATCTCATTCAACACCGAGTATTTGTTTGACTTGATGGATCCAGCCACTAACATCACTGGTGCCGATTTCATCCACATCACCAACATTGTAAGCAACTTCCTCGATGGCTTGTGTAACCTTGTCAAGACCAAAATCCATGATTAAATCAGTATGTGCTACTAATACACGACGAATTAGGGCTATTTCAACAGCTTCACTGCTGGTGCTATTTTCTTCATTTACTGGATTTTTTATAGAACCATATCGATTGTCTAAATCTTTTAATGCCTGTTTAATAATCTGCTTATTAACTGGGTTGGTGTCAACTGCCAACATACGGAATAACTTATCGCGTTGATCTAAATACTCTTTGCGATTAGCCGGCGGTGTTGATGGCAGTTGTTCATGTAATTCTAATGCATCTTCATCACCGTAGCCAGCTTTAACACGATCAATACCTTTTTGACGCTCCGTAGTTTGTGCCACAGTCTTTTCAACACGAGCATTAGGTTGTGCCCGCTTGGCCGCTATGTATAATTTATCTGCCATATCTGGGTATAGTGGGCTAGTGGCTTTACCATTGATAGTAACAATAAACTTCTGTGGTTCGTGTGTTTCACCAAGTTCCATATTGCGATTACTAAAATGTTTTTTAACACTACGAGCACTTGTGCGTGGCTTGCGTTTAATCTTATAACCAGCGCCAAGTTTACGCATGGCATCTCGCGCTTCTTCTTTACTATCATACGCTTTAGATTCGTCACCGTTGCCTACAATAGTATAAGAATAGTTTGTATCCGGAGTATAGCCTTCCGCCATGCCTTGTTCTTTAACTAATCGTAATGCTGTGGCCGGTAAGTTATTTGCCTGACCACCATCATCTAAATCAATATAATAAGTTTTTGGAGCACCTTTGAAAGCACCATGTTTAACTTCTCTAATCCAACCTGTCTTGCCTGCATCTGGACCTTTAACAATCTTTACCTTCTTAGCCAGACCCTTGCCTTCCGCCACACCTTGCTCTTTAATGCCTTTTTCTTTTTCCAACATATCAATGTCAGCTTTAAGTTGTTCAATACTCAACTCACCGTTTTGAATAGCTTGATAAATGTGTGAGGTTAGTTTAACTTTCATAGTAGCACTAAAATCGCCATAGTATAAGTCAGCAAAGTATTTGGCCAATGGCTCTGCGGCATCGTCATCAATCCAGTCCTCCGCCACACCTTGCTGGCGTTCTTTACGAGCAATCTTACGATTTGCAAGACCTACTTGTTGTGCCGGAACAGCTTGTTGAACCCATTCTTTACTGCCTGTTTGAGGATTAGGATTGTCGGCCTTCATTGCGGCCACTTGTGCTCCACGCTTGTCTGCATAACTCTTTAAGGTATTAACATCAAGTTCATTAACCGGTTCTTTAACACGGTCAAAGTAGTATTCACTACTGGCAAATCCTAGGCCGTGAGTTTGAGCATAGCTCTTGCCTGCGGTGTGTGTTTTAAAACGCTTCTTGATCTGTTTGGTTTCGGGATCATACACAATCCAACTACCTTCTGCTTCTTTTACATTCACCTTCTTTAAATCTTTCAAAACACCTTGAGCAAATTCTTTGGCTGGAACCGGTGTACCTTTCCTTGGTTGTATGTTTGCTAACTCAGCACGAGTTTGTTGTGCTAATTTATTGCCTACACCTGTGCCTTGTTTATTAAAGCCTCTAGGATTGCGAAACGGTTTAGCTGGACTTGGTGTATACGCTTCATCTGTATTCACTGCATTTAATAATAATTGTTGTAATGCTTTTTTAGCAAGGTCAAAAGATGGAAATTCTTGTTTGGTTTTCTTACTTCTGTTTACATAAATCTTATACACACCGCCTTGTTTTACCAAACGATATTCATTTCCGTTTATTGTTTTAAGAAATAATACTTTAATATGTGCAGATGGATCATCAGTGACGCTAAATTGTCCCTCATCTGCTTGCTTAGGTTTCTTACCAGCCCGCTTCATAGCAATGGCGATGGCAGCCTGTTGTGCTGGGCTACCAGCTTCTGTCACGCCTTGTTTTTTTACAACTCCATTTTTATATTTTTGTACCAGTTGGTTTTCTTCTTCCCAACCAGGTTCTAACACCATTGACACTGACTGTTGTTGCTCAGGAGTTAACTGTTGATAAGCGTCAATAATATCTTTAGGAAATCCAGCCAACATCTTATTAAGATCGGCCGATGCCTGGCGAATTTTGTTAAATGAATTTATATAATCTCTAAATATTTTTCTTTGTGGAAAATCTAATGCCATTATTCTGTTTGCAAAATTTGCAGGTAATCCAGCCCTAGGTTGACCATTCTGATCATCACCTTCGTCCATGATGGGCATCAAGGTAATCTTATCTGCTTTTTCTTTGTTGCCTTCGCGGTACAACTTCTTCTTCCAGTTATCGTGGAAGCGGCGAGCTTCTTCATAGTAGTCAAACTTCTTAACAGGCTTGCCAGCTAAACAAACAGCATATGGCTCTACCTTGTTGAAGTCTTGCCATCCTTCTTCTACCGGAACATCTTGTTGAGGTGCTGGATTCAATAATGCACGATACTTTTGCCTAAATGCTACCTTGCTTATACCATAGGCAACTTTAAATTGGCGATCATTCATTAATTCAAGATCTTGACGCATTGCATCTAACTCACTCATATTGCTTTCATTAACTTCTTTATCACCATTCCAAAATTCTTTCTCATCTTGGTCGTTGGCATATTGATTGTATTCAACATCACTTAGGTGCATACTGTGTTTGCCGTGATTGTACAAGTTGACAATAACAAACTTGCCACTTGGCGCAAAGTCGTAGATCTCACCAGTCTTACCTTCAAACTCGTTGGGTGCTGTAACAACAATAGGATCACCGACATGTAACTGTTGATTTTCTTCTAAACTTCGTGTTGGTGCTTTTACTCTTGTAGCCTGTGGCGCATTCTTGGACCAATAGTCTTGCATTTTCTTTTCCTGTTCTGGGGTAGTTGGCGCTGTGCGAGCCAGTTGTCGTTGTTTACGGGCACCACGCTCGGCTTGACGAGCTCTAATAGCCGCATCAAGTTTAGCATCTAGTTCTTGACGCTTGGCATGTAATTCTGGAACCATACCTGGGCGGTAAGGAATATGGTAATGTTTGGCTGCCAACTTAACGGCTGTTTCGTAGTCAACTGGCTGACCTTCGCGGCCCATGTGTTGCATATACTCAACAGCCGCACGGTATAGTAATTCATTTGTTGAGATTTCTTCACCGGGTTCAACAGCTTCATGAACTCCGATGTCGTAAGGGTCAACATCTTGTACTGTAAATCTGCCACCTGGCATATTTTTTGGACCCCATTGATTGTTTTTAGTACCACCGGCGAATGGAGTAGTATCAACTTGGTGATCTAATTGATCAATCGGTAATTCTTTTGCGGGCGTAGCAGTTCCTGGCTCGGTTTTTATATTATCAGGCACTTCGGGTACTGCCATCCCCGGAACCTCCCAAGCATCTATATCAATTACATTAGGGTCTGATAACGCCGGAGCTTGAGTTGTTGGTTTCTTTTTAATTGGTTTAAGTTTAATAATTTGTTGCTGTAATTCTTTCTTAGTGCGCTCAACTTCTTTGCGCAGTGCTGTAAGTTCATTATTAGATTGAGGATCTTTTTGTGCAATAGCATTCCAGCTAGCCATGGCATCAATTTTGTCTTTAAGCTCTGTTTCGAGACTTTGAACTTTATCGTAAATTTCTTGATCCTTGGCTGTCTGTGGTACCGGCAATGCTGCTGTAATACTACTTGGCACTGTAGTAGTTGCAGGAGCAACACTAGCAGGCTTACTAACAGGCATACTGGCGGGTTTTGTAGTAGCTGGAGTAAC